TTTTTAGCTCTATGCTCTTGTTCTATGTTTCTGTTTAGTTGTGATAATAAGATATTAATAACATCCATTTTAGCTTGCATCCACATGCAACCTTTTGATATTTCATTTAATTTTTGTAGCTCTGTGTGCTCATTGGGGCCCTTTATCAACCTAGAGTGGTCAAACACATTGACTACTCGTGCATTTGGAGAATTCATAAACACCGATTCATTAGTTTGCTTTATAAAATCCATTGTTCGTGGAATATTATTAAAGAAAACAGGATATTTATTAAACTTTTGCACCGAGTTGGCATAGTCTTTGAACTCTTCATCTTTTAGTCTTGCCTCCACAGATAAGAGATCGCCTAATTGCTTATTCACACTTTTAGACGCACTACGCATAACTTGTTGATAACCTGGCATCTCAAAACTCCAATACAATACAATTATATTTTTGTTTGCGTTTGCATCTAGTAAATCAAAAACTAATTGATTACTAAATGCAGACTTACCAACACCAGGACGGCCCGCAATGACATACATCTTGCCACCTTGTAGACCACCTAATAGATTTCTATTAAGTCTTGGCCATTTGGTAGGATAAACATCTCGTCTACCTGCCATAGCATTTCTTACAATAGATAAGGATTGATTTACAGCTTTGTCTATCTTTTGAAAACCTCTTTCTTGAAATAGATTAGAGCTGTCTTGTGATTCTTCTGTCATCGTTAATGTCTTTTATGTTCATATCTTCATACTTTTCCCAAGTATGATTATTAATCCAAGTTTCAAAGTTTTGTAGGTAACCTAAGTTATCCTTCTCATGCTCTAGTTGCAATTGAAGACACTTCATAATATACTTATGTACATGCGGTTTGTTACCTACAATTTTCTTATACTTGTTTCTTGCTTTTTTATTGCTTGCTGCTTTAGGATCCTTTGCATGTAAAACTCTTACACCACGTGTAGGAGATTCTACTTTAAAAGGGTATGCATTACACAGCTCTGCAAACATAGAATCATAATCACTAACGAATAGATCTCTAAACTTCTGTTGAATAACGTGTTTAGTAACGTCTTCACCGTAAACAATCCACTCAGCTGTACTTAATTTTGCTGGGCGGTACGCATTATTAACATAATTGTATGCTTTTCTATACACACAATAAAGAAATATATATTCGTTTGGACTTAAGCCTATATCCTTTAGCAAAGATAAATCAATTTCTATTTTCATCCTAATTTATTTGAGTTAAATTGTCAATCCAATTGACATTAGTTAAACCTTTTACTGCTGATTTTAACCATTTTTCCTCTTGAGTATCTTTTATATATAATACGACTATTTTACCTACTTTTTCTTCTTGAAAACGTAGTAGTCTACCTACTCTTTGGATCATAGTTAAAGATTTACTAGTTAACCCACATATAATACCGTAATCTGCATCTGGAACATCAAAACCCTGATTAAGAGCCTTGGTTGAACACAAAACATTAACCTTACCTTTCTTAAAAGACTCAAGAGCTTCTTCTTTCTCTTTCTTTCTCTTTTTAGAATGATATGCCATTGCAAATGGGGACAATGCTTCACACACAGTGTCTGTAAAGTCATTAGCACCTGAAAATGTTAGTATTCTTTTGTTTAAATTAGCCATTACAATCTTCTTGATCTCTGTAACCTTGTTAGCAGCAAAATCAACAACAGCTTTACGCTGTCTTATAGCTCTGTAAAATAATACAGCCCATTGTTTCTCGTGACCACCAGCATTGCTACTAGCTAATATTCTCTTTGCCTCATTAAAAGCATCAAATTGTCCTAATTTATATTTATAGTGAACAAACATGTTATTTGCTTTTTTATAGTCTACAGCTTCTTCAGCTGTCAGTTCTACAGACATACAATATATTTCATATGGAGCAACTAGTCCTAGTCCTACACATTCATCCAAGGTCAATTCATATATTACGGGGGCCAGTTCAAGCAATTTAGCTTTATATTCTAACTCCTCTGGTTGAGTTGCTGTCATACAAAGCAAACGATCATATGTATTATTCTCAAAGAATTTAATATGCTCTTTACTCAAACCTAGATGTATCTCATCTGCTACTACAATATTGTAGAATTGGCCTTCCAATTTATAAGCAGATTGAAAGCATACAATATCAACTCTATCGAGTACATCTGCATACTTCCATTTGTGAAATTCATCCTCAAACTGTTCTTGTAATTGAATGGTAGGAACTAAGACAATTCCTCTAGCCGCTTCGTTCCTTCTTAAGGTTTCACCCACGGCTAGTACACCAACACGAGACTTACCAAAGCCAGTACCTGCAATAACAGACCCTTTAAATCCAGCTTTAGCCCACGCATTTAGTGCTTTTTTCTGTTCTTTATCTTTTATTTCTATACAGTTACTCATTGTTTTAATTATCTTCATGGTATTCAGTTATTTCTTTTTCTAATTCATACATTTCATTGGGACAAAACTCATACAAAAAATCTGATATTTCAAATACTTGTAATGCGTTATTGCTTTCTTTGTTTTCTAAGTTCACAGTTTCTACCTCTACAGTGCTTCCTACATCAGAGTCATGCTCTGCTGGTATATATGTATATGCTATGCTTAGTACCCAATCGTTTATTTCTTTTGTGTAAAATGATTTCATAATTTAATTTTTAATCGCCAGCTGCTACCGTTTGATATGATATTGCACGGCCGCGCTGTACTTTCTTTAATTTACTCTCTAATATTTCTACTCTTAATAATAAGTTATTAATTACATCATAAACATCTTCCTCTACATACTCATTTTTATCTACAATACTTTTAACATAATCAAACTGTACTCTATAATCTTTATCAAACTGATAAAAATCTTCATGTCCCATAACAGCATGTCTTACAGTAGCATGATCTTTGTCAAAGTATCCAGATATATGCAGCAAAGGCAGTTGTAATTTCTGAAGTAATAATACATAACAAACACGTCTGTAATCAACTAAATGCCTTGTACGAGTTGAACTCATTAAATCACCCTTTTTAACTCCTAAAGCTCTGCACATAATTTCTATCATATGCATAGCTTCCTTGTATCTAGGATGTCCTTTGTTTATTTCGTATCTCATTTTACTCACTTTTTAAGTTATTGTGTTCCTGAAATTGTTCTAATAGTTTATTAAATATCCTTTTTAATTTATCTATATTATATACTTTTTTGTATCCAGGTTTGTCATAAGTATATTCTACCTGTACAGGAAATTCTTCCTCATACACATGTCCTTTTTTACTATTCATAATTTATATTATTTTGACCATGTTTTAGATATGTTTGTATCCGCTTTCAATAGT